ATGACTGTACAGAACCAATAACCTTGTCTCTAATTTGTGCTGGTGTAGCATCTGTAATTAAACTATTGTAATAAACCTTGCTATTGAGTTCGATAATCAATATTGAAGGATCAACTATTACTGGTTCTACAGATGCAACAACATACTTCTTAAGATCTGTAATGATTTTCTTCTTAGTAACTGATGTTAAGTATGCTGCATCAGTTGGTTTCAATGAAATGAATACCTTACCATACATAGGTGGTTCTTGTTCCTCTCCACCAAATACAATAATGTCACTCGTAGCAGGATAGACATTACGTACAATGGCACCGTAATCATCAACAGTGACTGCTCTATCCTGAGCACCGTAAGACTTAGGTGCATTAAATTTAATTTTTGCTGTAGTCTCTTGTTCTTCCCCTCCTGACGCTGCAATAACGTTTGTGATAGAAGTGGTAAATGAAGGTGGTGTAACCCCCTGAGGGTTCTCTAGGACACCACTGAAGACAAAGGTACGTACACTATTAGATACAGGACCATTTGTAACTAGGTATGACACTTCCATAACAGCACCGTTCTCTAATTTCTTACCTAGAGTACCATCACCCATAATAATTTCATATCTATCATCATCAATTTCATCAAGGAAGAAAACTTTTGAGTTACCATCAACATTCAAAATGTTATCTGCAACCAAATAAGGTTCGCTAAAACCACTACCTGTAGGAAATATTTTTACTTGAACTGTATTACTATCGATATTTGGGTTATCAAGAATGAATCTCTGATTCTTTGAAGCACTATTAATTGTATAAGTGTCTGTAATCAATGCACCTTCCTTAACAGGTACTTCACTAAAACTTGCAACACCATTAGATACTTGCCCTTTTGCATCGTTTAAGGCAACGTATCTGTATAGAGTGTTATCATAATTTGCTACAAAACCAGTTCCTTTCTTCAGGAGGAGTTCTTTATCGTTTGTTGCTTGAGAATAATTTACATCAAAAGAGATATACGCTGTAGGTGCAGTCTTTGATTTGGGTCTGTACCCTAACTGCTTCGCAATCGCTACTACGTTGTCTCTCAAGGTGGCAGAATCAATGAATAACTCATTGACTACCATATTAGTATTAAACGCCGTATAATAGGTATTATAGGCAAGTGTGTCTATGATGGTCGCTAAAGCAGAACCTTCAAAGTCATAGTCACTAAAGTCAGACTGTGCTCTTAAGTAATCTTTAAGAGATGCTTTGATATCTTCAAAGTCTAAGTTGGCAACCTGTGTATAAGGCATTATCGTGTACGCTCTAAGAAGAATTCTACTGCCTCAGGTGCATCATCTCTTCCTACAATAGTAAAGAAGAGTTCTACATTATATCCATTGTTTAATTCATCAGGTTCAACTACTACATTATCAAGCAAGATTCTTGGTTCGTATCTTTTGATACAATCAATAACCTGTCCTCTAATTAAACCACCAGTGGCATAATCCAATGGTTCAAATAATGATTCTCTAATACCAGACCCCAAATTTGGTTTGAATGGTCTTTCTCCCTTATTCGTTAAAAGTAAGGCAGTTATCGATTGTAGGATAGCTGCCTTATCTTTCACCTGTACTAGATCATCTGATACAGGATGTTTCTTGAATGTAATACTCAGATCTTTAAATGTCTGAAAGGTCGGCATTTAGACACAGCATTGGCTGTTTCTATTTATCAGTTAGTAAGGAGAATCCATCTTCCAACTCAGCACCATCAAAGACTTCGCCTTCTTGTACGTCTTTTCTTTTTCCTTGCTTCCGCATATAGCGGTCACTCTGAACTTCAGTGATAAGAGTTTTACCACTTTTGATAAAGCCTTCCGACTTGTCCACTTTAATCACCATTGCTTTTTTGAGGGATGTACTATTTAATCATGTTAACTAATGTCTTCTTTGCATCTGAACAATCTTCTAGGACATGATCAAATGGAACCTCTACTGTTATCTCCATTGAAGTAGGAGTTAACTTAGTCATCTTTGCAGATGTACCATAGTTCTTTACATAAGAGTCAACTGCATCTTGATGATCATCATTCATATGATTACATATTCTTGCACTTGACTCTGGGGTGATAGGTTCACTCATCCTCTACCTTGACCACGATATCTCTTTCTTCTTGAATTACGAGAAGTAGCACTCAATTTTGTATGCATACTAGACCCTTGACGAGTCTTCTTAGGTTTTGACTCAATAAAGTCACCACCACTAATACCTGAATTTGTTTTATTTGCCATATTTAAATCGATTTGACCCTAATATTATAACACACAATCCTTTATCCTGCAAAAACGTTCCATGATCCACCTGCCATAGTGCCACCAGGTGTTAAAGAATCACCCAAACGCATTGCTCCAGTCCCATTTATTAGTACAGTTGAACTACCACCACTAGCAACATCGCTATGAACTGCAGTTCCACAACTATGAGGTGTAAATGTATCTCCTACCTTATGTGCAAACCTTCCATTTATCTTTACATTAGGAGATGCTGACACACCAATGACAGGTGAGAAGCATCCATGCCCTGTTGTCATGTCGCCTTGACGACTCATTCCCTTAAACGACATCTAAAAATCCCTTCTGTTGTCCTATGTAGTATTCTAATCTAGATCCATGGGGTGACCAATTGTTCTGAACCTCCATACTACCCTGAAATGTTGTTACATATGGAGGGCAAGTGTGTGTTACCTTCACATGATAGAAGTATTTCATCGTTTGAATGTAAGAAGGACGCCATTTTACCCATGTGGAACACTCATTTATTGCTCCAACTAAGAAATCTGTACCAGTTGTTGCAACATCACCCAAATTATCAGGTGTAACATCGTCTAAAATAATAGGAATACCTGTTCCAGTAAACAAATCGTTACCAATTTCTTGAATATCACTACCTATTTGACTAAAGTTTAAAGTTTTCTTCCCTCTTAACAGGTTCATAGAGGTTAATCGATTCGTTCGCGTCGGAGAAGTCGGCGCTTTTCCGCTAATGGGATCAAATTCTGGTGAGTCTTTATAGAAAGATGCGTAGATATACTCGGAATCATAGAAATACTTTTCACCATACATCCCTATCAAAGGACATACCAATGACATAGTGTTTGATGGTGGTCCTGTAAAGGATCCATATGTCATGTAAGGTTCATCAAACACAGGTAAATTATACTCTGGTAAATTATTCACGATACTGTCAGTAATAGGTGACATGCCCATGATAGAACAACCAGTGCCACTGTTAGTTGACTGTCCAGGGAATATCGCAATACTCGTAATTAAGTCAGGGATTGCTGGAGGACATACACCACTAGACTGTGCAGTGATTGTCAGTGATGGTGAAATCGTCTCATACAGTATAGGGTTCGTTGCAGTCCTCGGTTCAGTTGAGTACAATGGCACAGTCGGGACAGGTTCCAGCACAAAAGGACCTGTCGGGGGTGTAATACATTCGGGTGTAGCAACTAACGTAACTGGCATTAAACTGTAGAGGCAATTCTTCCTAAGTCTTTCTTAAGTCCCTCGACGTTATTGTGTAGAAAATCCAGAGTGTCTGAGAGAGACTCATGATCAGATGAGTGGGGACGACGATACATCAATGTAGGGCGTTCCAACGCTGCTACTCGTTGCTCCAGGCTCGTCAATCTCTCGGACAGCTTCAGGAGTACCCTCTCCAGATTCTGCGGCGGCTTGTTGGACTCTTCCTTCATTCTGATCACCTCTTTGATATGATTCGGTTGCCCTTGACTCAAACTCGTCGCAGAAGGCGTCGAAGTTATCAAGGATCTGGTCGTAGTTTTTAAAATCGACTTTTTCAGGCATTTTTTTACTGGGAAATTTTTTTCCTTTTCAAGGTTTTGAAAAAACCATTTTCAAATATATTTATCGGTCGTCTGGATACTTTTGTAGGTTAGGGAAGGGGTAGGAGTCCCAAACCCGCTTGGCGCCCCGCTTAGGCATAAAAAAGGGGGCATTAACTGCCCCCCTGCTGTTTAACACACATGACCTAGGACTTACAACTTCAAAACTCGCAATGAGTACAAGAGGTTCGACTTAAATGCTTTGTGCACATCGCCTGTCACTTAAGAACATCCGAGAGGTGAAAGCAACCCGTGCCTTGCGTATGCCTAGGTCAGAGTGTTATGATAACTCTGACAACATCTCATCCATTTCATCACTGTTGATTGAGGCATCTTCCCAACGCACCCCGTCTGGTGTACGTATCCCACAAATCTCTTTGAGTGTTGGGAGAAGGTCGCTGTAGAATTCAAAATCCTTTGCGATGTTGTAAAGACCCTCGTCATTGCCTAACCATAGAGCGGCGTTCCAAGTTTCGTAGTTTGTCCAACCGTTGTAGGTAGAGTCTGTCATGTGTGATTGTGTGAATGTCATGTACTTATTATAATGGATAAGCGACTAATGTCTGTCGCTTATGTACCAGTTTCCATAGTGTCCACTGGGTGTCTTTAGGTCTTCCCAGTCTCTCGCTTGCATTGCTTCCAATGCTGCTAGGACTGCTGGATCTTTCATTGCTGATGTGTTAGCAAGTACACGTCCGTTGTAATAAGTGTTTGTTTTGTTCATGTCTTTATTATAGTGCATGATGGGGCGAAGTCTATACAGATTGGACCAGTTCGTTACCTGTCACACGTACCCACTTGATAGGGTCGCCGCTAGTCAATTTAAAAATCATTTGGTCACCCTCGCCTGCAATCTGTTTGCAAATTTGGTAAGCTGCTTCGATGCTTTCACAATACACCGCGCCGTGCTGATCAAATTTTGCCCATGCTGCGGGTTGGACTGCCCATGTGTTTTTGTTCATTGTCTGTGTGTTCTCTTGAATTAATTATAAGTGCAACCGCTGTAAAAATGAAGCGCAGCGGTGACACTTTAGAAATTGACCCCTCCCCAACTGTTTCCAGATGGGGCATGGTATAATGTGCCATTAGGTCGCTAATGGCAATTCGTAACCATCAGCGAAGTCCACGGTACCCGCGCCTGATGTGATGAACCATTCAAATTTTCTTTGGAACACGCCGCACCCAGAGCAGAACTCATTGCATAGTGCGTTCAATCTTGATTTGGTGGTGTTAGACTGCCACCCGCCATCAAAGATCTGCATTGAATCATTGAATACGGTTGCAATGTGGTTCCCGTGTAGATAAACAAAGGCGTTGCCTTGGATGTTCACTACCTCAGTGTTATCCTTTCTGAAATCAGAATTGTTTCTGATTGCCTGATTCATTTGTGATTCAATAAGTCTCATGTGTGTCCTGTGTGTTGTACTCTTTTATTATAAGGCACCGAGGAAGGATATCTACCAACCTCGTGCCAGTTTGTGAACTGTCACTCAGCATTCATGAAAGAACGGGTGATCATGTTCAAATGGTTCAGGTTCATATGACATGCTAGAATCTAGATTCTGTTTTAGATTCTCATCATATAAACGCATGGACAATTCACCCTCTTCAAACATGCCCACGTAACCATTACGGTCTAATGCTTTGTCAATGATTGTCCAGACTGCGTTCATCTCTTTATCATTGAGAAACGTAGGGATGTTCCAATAGTTCATCATTGACATGCCTCCGTGAATAGTTTACGTGCTTGTGATTCTATGGCGTCACGTGTTCCCCGTGATATGTCCCAGAGTTCCTCCATCTGTTGTAGTGTGAGTTTGTTGGATGCTCTGAAATTGTCCCATGCTTCATCAAAGCATGTTTCAAGGATTGATTCGTGATGTAAGACTGACATGTGTGTTTCTGTGTATGTTCTTATTATAA